AGTATGGAAATGGAGAAAGCAATGTTTGACATCAAGCTAGGCCTCATGACTAATCTTCTGCTGGTCCTGTGGGTCAACCTAGGAATGCTCATGCAATACCGCGATGCAATTCGAGATCGCGCCGCTTGGAATGAGATTCAGCGCTGTCACAAACTCCTCCGGATCTCTTCTGTCATCTCTTTAGCGGTCGCAGCTGTCACAGCGGTCGCGTTCATCATGATGTAAATCACTGGAGAAAATTACAATGGCTCATGAGATTACTCGACGTGGTAATGGGATGTCGGAAATGGCGTTCACTGGACCGCGCACCGCTATCTGGCATGGCCTCGGTCAGCAGCTCGATGACGGCGCTGACCTGGACACTTGGAAAACTCAGGCAGGCATGGACTGGGAAGTTCTCGAGACGCCGGCGAATTACACAGTGCTAGGCGATGATATGACTCCCGAACAGCGTGTCATTCCCGATCGCAAAGTGCTGTTTCGTTCCGACACGAAAGAGTCTCTGGCTCTTATCAGCGATTCATACAAGGTCGTCCAACCTACACAGGTCATCGAGTTCTTCCGGGATCTGACTGAAGTGCACGGTTTCAAGATGTCGACAGCGGGGACGCTGTTCGGTGGTCGGAAGTTCTGGGCACTGGCCGAGGTTGGCAAGTCGGATGAAGTCATCGCCGGCGATGAACTGATGGGTCATCTTCTCCTGACAACGTCCTGTGACGGATCGTCATCGACACAGGCACGCTTCGTCGCAACACGCGTTGTGTGCAACAACACGCTGACCCTGGCGGTCAATGAACGTTCGTCAAGGCCCGTTGTTCGCGTGACCCACAAGAGTGATTTCGACGCTGATGCGGTCAAAATTGACCTTGGTGTCGTTGACGCTGCATGGTCGACGTTCATGCAGAACATGAAGAAGCTCGCATCGGTTAAGATGAACGCCGAACAGACTCGTAAGTTCTACGAGAAGCAAATCTTCGATCCGGCAGTACCGGTGCATGAACAGTCACTCACCCGACGTCGCTTGGTGGATAGTTTGATCGATAAGGCCATCTATGGCTCCGGGTCAGACTTCAGTCGAGGGACTGCCTATGGTACTCTCTGTGGTATCACTGAGCACTTCACGCACGGTTCCGGAAAGCGCGGCGGCGACAAGCAGTTTTGGTCCGGATACGTCGACGATGGTGCCCGCACGGCACTCTACAACGACTTGATGCGAGCCGTCGCCTAAGACACCGAAAGGTGGGTGCCTTGAAGGCACCCATCCTTAGTGGATCCTAAATGACATCTGTTGCGGCTATTGACTCCGAGTGGAATTTCCTATAGTATATCCTGTATGGAAATGGAGAAAGTGAGAAGCAAGATGAACAAGCCGCAGACCGAAAAAGCGATTCGATTCATGGCGATGAAGCCGACCCTCATCGGTCGAGTTCGCGGATATGACTTCTACGAACACCCGGAGTACGGCGACGAATCGCCGCTGCGTACGATCACGCCGGACGGTCGCGTGAAGAAGACCGAATTCTATGAACTCCCGACGGCGGCGGAATTCATCGCTTACTGATGGGACAAAGACTGTAGAATATGTGCAAATGGGATGCAATCGAAGCTGACAATCAAGTCGGCGATGGCTTCTAGTTAAATACTGATATAGCCATTGACAGTTAAACGCCAGATGAGATCATATGAAGGCTTCCTTCTAGAAGCGGCCGAACGGGACGTAGTACAACATCTCGAACACATAGAAGATGCTGTCATCGACGACGGTTCCGCGGGCGCGAAAGCGGCGCTTGCCACTCTTCGGAACATAGCGAAAGTCTTGCGCGGCTCTAGCAAGAGCAAAGTCAATATCACGCTAAAGTACGATGGTGCACCTAGCATCTTTGCTGGAACCGATCCAGCAGATGGTAAGTTCTTTGTCGCTAAGAAGAGCATCTTCAACAAAGAGCCAAAAGTATACAAGACAGCCGAAGAAGTAAAGGCCGATACCTCCGGCGACCTACAACTGAAGATGCTAGAAGCGTTGCGTCTGCTTCCGGCTCTGGGGATCAAGGGTATCATCCAGGGCGACTTTATGTTTGGCCCGGGTGACGTGAAGAAAGCTACCATTGGCGACGCCTCTTATGTCACATTTCATCCTAACACCATAGTCTATGCGATCCCTATAGATACTCCGGCGGCCATGGCAGTTCTGCGCGCCAAGATAGGGATTGTGTGGCATACGACCTACACCGGTGCGAGTCTCTCTACCATAAGCTCGCAGAGTGGGAACAACATCGCATCCAAACTTAGGCCATCCAAGGATGTTTGGTCAGTTGACGCTTCCATCCATGACATCTCGGGCCGGGTCAATATGACCGATGCCGAGACGAAGGCAATCGACGATGATCTGGCTCGACTAGACTCACTGATTAAAGAGACACCCGCTGCGCTCCTGAACGTTATCGCTTCTTCCACAGATCTTCGAAGTCTGATCAAGATCTACGCCAATAGCAAGATTCGAGCTAGTGCCGATACCAGCGACTCGAAGAAGTATGTAGCTGATATGCTAGTGTGGCTCAACGCTCGCCTAGATGCCGACGTGGCCAGCAAGAAGACGCCTGCAGGACAAGAAAAGTACAAGCAGAAGAAAGAATCAATCATCTCGCCACTATCGAAGTACACGGCCGATGATCTTGCGAAGATCTTTTCTCTCATGAGCATCATAGTCCAGATCAAGCTACGCCTGATAGCGAAACTCAATGAAACGAACGAGATGCGAACCTTCCTCAAGACGACAGCCGGCTTGCAATCGACCGGCCATGAAGGCTATGTGATTAGCGATCATCTGGGTTCTAGCACTGTGAAGCTAGTCGATAGACTCAACTTCTCAAGGGCCAACTTCTCGCCAGACGTGATTAAAGGGTGGCAGCGATGAAAAAGCATATCGTCATGACATTCGGTCGCATGAATCCACCGACGATCGGTCACGCCAAACTCGTCGAGAAGATAAGATCTCTCGCCCGCGAAACTGGAGCAGACTCGGCCGTTTATCTCAGTCGCACTAATGATAAGAAGAATCCACTTCCATATGATAAGAAGCTCAAGTATGTGAAGTTGGCGTTTGGAGATATTGTCAAGAAGTCACCAGCGCTGGCGACGATCTTTACTGTATTGCAAGAGCTCGAGAAAACATACAATCAGGTAACACTTGTCCTAGGATCGGATCGAGTGCGCGCGATGACTACTCTCCTCGACTCCTATAACGGTAAAGACTTCCATTTCGATAGCATCAATGTCGTTTCTGCTGGCGAGCGTGACCCGGATGCAGATGAAGCATCCGCAATGAGTGCTTCAAAGATGCGTCAATATGTGCGAGATGATGATCCGGAGGCGTTCAAGGCAGGTCTCCCGAAGAAGCTACAGAGCATCTCTGCCGAAGTCTTCGCGGCAGTTAAGTCGGGTCTGTGAAAATCTTTCAGATTCTTCTAGTTTTGCGCACCAAAATCATGTAAAATACATACGTCTGGTTCCAAAATATGAAAGGGACAGCCGTCGGCTAGCCAAGTAGTCACGACGTATCTTATGCCCGAGCAAGTGCTCGAACTAGAAGGCAAGACGATCAGCCAGATCGTCAAAGCATGACCCGCAATCCTTCATAGAGGAACGGGTGTCGGTATATGTCTGTTGAGTGTGGACATATCACCGTGGCGAGATTCCAGCGATGGACTAACTCCAGCCTAGTGGGCGTTTCAGCATCTCCACGTCCAACCCTCAGAACTGAGGAAAGCTGTCACTCAAAATGACGATACTTCCGACGTGTGAAGCTGTAGTCATAGTGGGCCCAACGGCCTAACTATGTCTCCACAATCCTCCAGTGAAGACTATAGATCAAGAGCATGAAATAAATACGTGTATCAATAATCTGACACGTAATGAGCTATCATGGCTACTGTAAGTTCAATCAAAGCTGATATGTTAACACTTCTAGGTGGAGGTGCTAACTGGTGTAAGGGTAGTAACGCTAGAGATTCTAGCGATTTCCCATGTCCAGTGTTCAGCACCGGTGCAGTTAAATACGACGTGTATGGAGCACTGCTGCATGCGACGCGTCTAGAGACAGATCATGTCCTATTCCATGCTGTGTATGAGGATCTGAAATCGAAGATCCCCGGCACATACAAGAGTCATGACATGGAAGCATATAATGACGACGTCAACTGGGCGGATATCTTAACAATGTTATCTTAAAGGGAAGAGGTTCTAGCATGCTAGATATGTGGCTCGAGAAAGAAGGATATCAGGAGTGTCATTCCGATATCAAGGGATTCCGGAAGTTCAGTAAGAAGGCCAGGTACAAGCACTGGACATGTTTGGATAATGGGCAGCTCGATATCGTCCTATCTGTGAATGATATCGAACCAGAAGCGTCGATGGTGGTCTCTGGGCGTGGGAAGCAATTTCGTACTGCAGTAGAAGCATTCGAGATTCCGGCCGAGGATCTACCTAGGATTGGCCGTCAGATCGAATCCCGGCTGATTTCTGCTTGGATCGAGATGGTGGCGTGATGGATGATCGTTCCATCGTAGAATACCTGATCATGCATGAGGATGAGATACTGAAGGATATCCAGTGGCGCCATTGTATTAGCTGTCAGGCGCCCACTCCATCGATGGTCTATCGTTCTCCGGCGTGTTATGAGCTCGGGAAGATGTTAAAGGATCGGCGCTCATGACATATGGTCTTTTCGATGCCCTCAAAGATGCTGTTCTAGGAAATCTCGACATCGTGAAGAAAGAAGAGAGTGACCGACGAATGGAAATCTGCAAGCGTTGTGACTTCTACAATGCGGTACTTTCGACGTGCACGATCTGTCACTGTTATCTCCCGGAAAAGACGCGGTATCTAAAGTCGGAATGTGCCGACAGCCCTAGGAGATGGTGATGGTTACATTCGAGGAATACCTTGCCGAAGTATTCGCCAGTACAGCAGATAAAGCGATCGCGAGGATACGCCTTAAGATGAAGGCAGCTAGCCCAGATGCACGTCGACAGTACGCGAGCGCGATCGAAGAATTCAAACTACTCGATCAGGCGACCAATCTCCATCAGCAGCTGACACATCTCCGCGTCGCTGAAAGATTGGAGCATCTCGGCGATGCATATAATAAAACGAGTGCAACAGCACAATAGATCCAGTTGTTATTGACATCGGATGGTGGATCTATTATCATAGGTCCAGTAGTTATCAAATAATCTCGAGGAAGAGGAATGACAGAACAGACACCATGGTCGACCGTCGGCTATCTCACATACAAACGGACCTACTCACGTGAAGTGGCGAATGAAGATAGAACAGAAGAGTTCAGTGAGACAATCGACAGAATCATCGGAGCGTGTCGTAATCAGTTATCTGTCGGCTTCACATCGGATGAGGAAGAAAGACTTCGGGGTTATCTGTTGGGATTGAAAGGATCAGTGGCGGGTCGCTTCATGTGGCAACTCGGCACTCAGACTGTGGAACGTCTCGGTTTGCCATCTCTACAGAATTGTGCCTTCACGGTAGTAGACCATCCGGTACGACCGTTTACGTGGGCCTTTGATATGCTTATGCTTGGCTCCGGCGTTGGCTTCAACATCCAGCGCGAGTTTGTATACAAACTGCCACCGGTGCGCGAGACGTTCATTCCACCGGTTCGCTTAGACGACAAGCAAGCCGACTTCATCGTCCCCGATACACGAGAGGGATGGGTGCAGTTGCTCCATCATACGCTTAAGTCGGCGTTCTTTGAAGTCGACGGCTATCCGCCGGGTTTCACTTATTCTACCCAGCTTATCCGGGGACGCGGTGCCAAGATCGCTGGTTTTGGTGGCGTGGCTTCCGGGCCCGAAGATCTCGTACGCGGAATCGAACAGATTTCCAAGATCATCATCAATCGATCCGGAACACAGCTACGTCCGATCGATTGTCTCGATATCATGAACATCATTGGGAGCATCGTTGTAGCGGGAAATGTTCGGCGCAGCGCCGAGATAGCGATTGGAGATGCAGACGATCTGCAATATCTGGCAGCTAAGCGATGGTCGGATGGTAACATCCCTAACTGGCGATCTATGTCGAACAATAGCGTCGTCTGTAATGACATTCGGTATCTTCCGGATGAGTTCTGGAAGAACTATGAGATCGACCCGACGACTGGAAGTGCCAGATCCGAACCCTATGGGCTCATCAATCTTAAGTTGGCGCAGAACGTCGGTCGAGTTGGTGACACTCGTTACAAGGATAAGCTGGTCAGAGGCATGAATCCGTGTGCCGAACAACCGCTAGAAGCGTTCGAGACGTGCTGCTTAGCTGAGATTGTTCTCCCCAACATCGAGTCATATGAAGAGCTGCTGGATGTTATGAAGTTGCTCTATCGGATCAACAAACACAGTCTCCGACTTCCTTGTCACCACAAAGAAACGGAAGCTGTAGTTCACAAGAACATGCGCATGGGCATTGGCGTGACTGGCTATGCGCAGATATCTGAAGAGAAGAGGGGCTGGCTCGCTGAAGCGTATGAAGAGCTCCGGAGTTTCGATAAGGCTTACTCCAAGGAACATGGATGGCCGGCCTCCATCAAGCTGACGACTGTGAAGCCCAGTGGTACTCTCAGTTTGCTTCCGGGTGTCACTCCGGGTTGGCATCCGGGTTTCGCGCGCTTCATGATTCGCCGGATCAGAATCGCTTCGGAGCATCCTCTCGTGGAAGTCTGCCGGCAGCACGGATATCCGGTGGAGTATCAGAGGAAGTTTGATGGAACAGTAGACTACAGCACTTCAGTCGTCGAGTTCCCATTCAGCTATCCGGAAGGGACGCTGACAGCTTCCGACACAAATGCGATCGCACAGCTGGATATCATCAAACGTCTGCAGACTGAGTGGTCAGATAATGCGGTCAGCTGTACGGTCTACTATCAAGATGGCGAGATGGGAGCTATCCGCCAGTATCTGATGAAGAACTTCAACAAGAACTTCAAGTCTCTCAGCTTCCTTAGGCACGAGGGGCATGGCTTCGATCAGGCGCCATATGAGGAAATCAGCGAAGAGGAATACCTCCGACGTGTAGCAACATCTACACCCATCACATCGGCTAGCGTCGTCGAATACGAGGGGACGGATGAGTGCGCCAGCGGGGTGTGTCCGATCCGGTAACTTGTTGATCTATAACGAGAAGTGGGTAGGAGCTCCTACCCACTTCAATGCGTTTTCTTCACTGTAATCAATGAGTTATCAAAAATAATTCTTATGGAGCTCCGATGTGGTGTACATAGGGTCTCATTGACCTGCGTACAACGGCGCTAGAGCTTAATGGAACATAAATGTGCTGGGAAATTGATCTTGAATCCACCCACATGATCATATATCATATGTGAATCAAGTGGAGACGTTATGAGCAAAGAGTTGCAAGCAGAACTGGTCGCGAAAGCTCTTGGCCGCGAGCGCGAACCGGAGTGGTCCATGGTCGCGCCGACCAATGTGCAGTTGGCTATAGCTCTCAATCATTACAACGTGGCAGTCGAGAATGAGCAGCTCCGGAAGTGGACTGCGAAGCACCTCGCCAAGCGTCATGATCGCGAGCTTCTAGATGCGATCGAATCCGCTCCGGCATGGAAGTTCCGCACCGAAGCGGCACTATTGCGAATGCAAAGTCGCGGCTGTCTCATTTCCGAGCGCCATGCCGGGATCATCGCTTCCTGGTTGGATTCGCTTCGGAGCGACCACCTGCGTCGGCTCGCCGAGGAGAATGATAAGAAGGCGGCCAAACCAGTGCGCCGCAAGCTAGATGTCAATCTCCGGGCGTACGATTCTGTCCTCGATGATGTGTTGCTTGGTCGCGCAGCATCGCCGGATTATGATGTCAAGAAGCCGATGACTGGCGTCATCGCGACGATTCAGTCGATGTTGGCCGATGAACAAGCCGAGCCGGGATCGCAAGACAAGCGAATGATCCGTTGGGCAAAAGAGCAGCTCCGGAAGCTCACTTCGATCGCGACTCCTCAGACGAAAACGGTGCGGAAGAAGCGGCTGATCGACCCAGTTAAGGCGACTAAGAACATCCACTTCGATCCAGCTGGCATGACTCCCGCCCAGTTGCTGGGGAAGAAGCGTGCCTGGATCCGAATCGGCCGCTGGAAGCTGATGATGTATGTGGAGGCAGAGGCTGGCGGCTTCCGTTTTTCTGGTCAACGACTGGATGGCGTCAATTGGGCCGCTTCGAAGCAGAAGCGTTATCGCGACAAAGAGCTGGCTGCTTTCCCGCAGCCCCGGTCTGCCAACCGCTATTGGGAGACGGCGTTCAAGGCGTGCAAGCAGAAGCAAGAAGTGCCGGATCGACTGCCAATGCATCAGACGGTAATGATTTGCTACGCGGAATAACTCACTGAGAGGATGATACTATGAAGCTTCAAGCGAAAGATCCGAAGACTATGACCCGTCGTCAGTACCATGAAACGCGAGCTGCCGAGTACGAACATATGCTGAGCGAGATATCTGCGGTGCATGATGTGTATCAGTGCTCCAGTCTGATGCATGCGCATAAATACATGAACGCTGTCACGCCGGAGGATCTGGCGTACCATGAGGCTCGATGTGATGTTGTGCATCGTGTGCATGCTCATATGGAAGCGACGCCCTATCCGGACGCATTGGATGACAAAGTCGACTAAGATTCCCTTCGCCAAAGTAAGTCAGTTGCTGACAACTGGTTACTCCACCGGTGGTGTTCTGGCGAAGAACCCGCCGGGGCAAGCGAAGACGCCCGGCACTCAGCGACCTGATTCGGTGATTCAGGCCGCCAGCCCGGGTAACACTTTTATCGCGAAGCCCAATCGCATCCGGACTCTGATCATAACTCCATTCATCGCCGAAGATCCAGCGCGCGCGGACATCATGCGACGATATGACTCACGGGCCATCAAACATTCTCTCTCTAAGAATGAAGCGCCGTTCCCGGGCAATCTCCTATATGCCTACCTGAACATCCGTGACCCCATCGAGCGTGATGTGGGTCTGCAATGTCAGTTGGCCTGGTTGAAGGGTTGTGAAGTGGTCGCTTTCTATGTAGACTATGGCGTCACGCCGGCGATGGAAGTCATCATGAACGCTACTGCGCTAAAGTTCAAACGCATCGAGCGTCGAGTCATCATGACAGATGTGTGATAGCCAGCACGATTCGAGCCAAACATACGAGCTTAGCTTAATGGGAGCTAAATGTACTTCGGGGCGCACTATTGATTTTCCGGTGGGTTTCCATTATAATGGTTCTCAGTAAGGAAGAGGAATGAAAATGGTTGCCGATTGCGAGTCTTTCATGCGATTGTGGATTGCGATTCTCGATCGTTACTTCGATATCATCTCCGATGATTCCTTCATGGCATCCATCAATGTCAGCGTTCCATGCAGAGACATGCTTGACGAGGTAGATGTTCTTCTTGACACCGTCGACGAATACCATACGATAGTCCCGGTCTATAACAAGACGAACAGCGTCATGTTGGAGCGGATCATGTTCTTGCTGACGAAGCTCGATCGAGTTCGCACTGAGCACTGAAGAGAAATGAAATGAGCGAAACTCAAAACCTCTCGCCTATGATCACTCTTACTACCGATCAGGTCTCCACGATGGCGGCTGTCATCGCTAGAGTCTCTCGGTCGGAGCTACGTGAAGCTCGAGATTTCTATCGGAAAGAACAATCTTTCCTGCAGGAAGTCGCTTCTCAGTTAAGTGAGGTCACAGTTTCCGACCGCGCCGAAAAGCGCTATGTCATCTTCGACTTCCCGACGGGCGCACGAATTGAAGTGTATGCGCGACCGCGACCGGTCAGGCCAACGCGTGGCGCCCCTACTGAAGGGCCCGATGCACCGCCGCCTGGTACGCCCGGGGCCGCCACGCCGGCTAGGATGGCAGCATGAGGAAAGCGAACAAACGACGCTACTTCATCAATCCAATGGGCTTCGCTGGTGATGTCAGATATGTTTTGTTGCGTAATAACAAGGTACTGTTCTGCGTTGACTCAATTGGCGTTGCACGGAAATGTTACTGGAGCTTGCGTACTCTTTGGATCCTTCTACGAGACGGCCAGACGATCCGAGAAGTGTCCGAAGAAGAAGCGCTGAAGCATGATGTATTTTTGCGTACATAGTCGATCATTGGAGATGTCATTATGCGACTACTGAATAACTGGGCAGGCGGGACTGCGGAAGATGTGTTCCGGGACTTCGATGGTTCTCGCTATTCTTGCCGAGATGATATCCCGCCGTCGAGCGAAAATCCGGCATATAAGGACGTCGAGATCTTGCTGGCCAGCTACGGGACGCCGTCGTATGAGGGTCATGCGTTCGTGCTGTTCCGACGCGACGGAGTGTTATGGGAAGTGAATGCCTCCCACTGTTCTTGCTACGGCTTAGAAGATCAGTGGTGTCCGGAAGAGACAAGCGTGGCTGCGCTACGCTATCGCCTCGACCATGGAAGCCTCGGCCAGGGTGGCTGGGATGAAAATCCATTTGCTGATGAATTGCGACAGGTGCTTGACGAATTGTGATTGTGTTAGCAGACACTGATGGATAACGAACATGAAATACCACGCGATACCAGCCCGAATCATTGTGATGCCAGTGGGCGCTGCGATTTTCGATGCAGCCGCAACTGTGATTGAAATTGCTGATGATGCAGCCGGCCCTTTTGTTCGGGTGTCGCAAGATGGGGCGGAACACGAAGGCAAGTGCATTGCACTTGACGGCCCGGAGTGGCCGCTGATTCGCGATGCAATCCAGAAGATGCTGAACGTCGCGCAAGGGTTAGATGCCGACACGCTGCAACCTAACGGTTCATGAACTGTTAGCGGTCATTGGCTTGGAGAATGAGATGAAAACGAAACATACGCCGGGGCCTTGGAAAATTGGAACGCCGCCACCCAACGGGGAACAAACAATTGGCACTTACCATGGATTGATGGTTGCCGTTGCTACAACTGGGGTTGGTATGCCAACGATAGCAAACGCCCGCCCGATTGCGGCAGCGCCGGACTTACTCGAGCATGCATATTCGGCATGGTGTCAAGACACGGAAGAGTTTAATCAAAATGACTGACACGCTCACCATTATCCAGCGGCTCGCAGCCACTTCGTCGAAGAATGAGAAGCGCGCCATTCTAGAAGCGTGCAGCGACAATCGTACGCTCCAGCGCACTTTCGGCATGGCGTTGTCGCCTAAACTGTCATACTTCTCTTCGGATATTGGCGCGCCACGAACAGCTGGACCTGGAGCTAGCTTGTCGCTAGATGCAGCGCTGGACATCCTACAGCGAGTGAATGACCAGAAAATCCGAGGACAAGCTAATGCGACTCTGCTCGAGCAGACGCAGGATTTGCTCTCTGAAGTCGATGCTGAAGTGTTTCGCCGTATTGTGCGGCGTGATCTACGCTGCGGTGTAGCCTCGACTCTGGTCAATAAAGTCTGGCCAGAGCTCATCCCGACGACCGGGTTTATGCTGGCCAGCACGGATCCTAGTGATATTGTGTATCCAGCGTTTAGTCAGATTAAAGAGGACGGGGCACGTGCGCGCCTGCAGATGTCCGGTGACATAGTCACACTAATCACACGTACAGGTAACGATATCGAGACCCATGGTGCTTTCGATAGCTGTGCTAGCATCTCTCCCTCGGCGCTAAGTCTAGACGGAGAGCTGGTTTGTATCAAAGATGGCGAAAGATTGCCGCGACATATCTCAAATGGCATCGTCAACAAAGCCATCAAAGGTACGATCACTACCGAAGAGGCTTCCCTCTTGGCATACATCATATGGGACGTTGAGGGAACCGATCTCCCCTATCATGCACGATGGGAAATGTTGACCGCTTATAGCTTGCCAAGTAATGTTCGGCTAGTCGAAACTCAGTCCGTCGATTCATATGAAGAAGCTCTGTGTCATTTCCGGAATGCCAGAACTCGCGGTCTAGAGGGGACAATCCTCAAGAATCGCGATGCGGTCTGGGTTCCTAAGCGTACCAAGAACTTGGTGAAGTTTAAGGCCGAATACGAAGCCGAGTTTCGTGTGACGGGTGTCATGGAAGGTAATGGGAAGTTTGCCGGCAAGGTTGGCGCCCTGATGTTCGCTAGCGAAGACGGCCTAGTCACCGGCCAGGTGGGAATCTTCAAGGATTTCCCGCAAGCTGTGCGAGAACAGTGGATGACAGAGTTGCCCGAGATCGTAACAATTCGCTACAATGGCCGCATCTCCTCTAACGGCAAGCAGTCACTATTCCTTCCACGAGTCATCTCTGTTCGGCTCGATAAGAACAAGGCCGACTCTCTAGAGGAACTCGAACAGATCGAAAAATCAGTAGACGGAGTTACCGAATGAGTGTGTATGTTCCTAATGACAGAAAACCAGATGGCCGAGCGTCGCTCCGTGTAATACATCCGGACACTAGTGAGGAAGAATGGGACCTGTCGTTCTTCCTACGCCATGACAGTCTCTATTCGGATTCGTGTCCCCTTTGTGTGCAATCGAAGAAGCACATCTTGATGCTCTTTGAGCATCTGGATGGTGCCGTCATCGCCCGCCGGGGCGCCAACGTGGCACTAGGAGTCAGTCCAGTTCAAATCCTATGGTATGATGACGAATCGCCCACTTTAGAGTGGCTTATTACAACTATCGTGGCGAATCTTAGAGATACGTTCCACTCGGCGCATATCGAAGATTTTGAGATTGAGAGAGCAGAGACACGAGAGGAAGTTCACTACGATTTTGTGCATCAGCGGCTGACATGAAGTCTTAATCGCCGCTAAATGGGGTGCTAATGGGGTGCTTGACACTGGGGCCGTTTCCATATAGTATAATAGTTCCACAAACAGTCAACGGTCAATATGCATACTCAAACACTTCCGGCTCGCTCAATCGCTGAACACATGCTACATGGTGGCGTGCCTATCGGAAATCAAAGTAGCGGGCCGCTGCGAGTAATCACAAACACCGAGGCAATGAAGCGGCCTCGGCTCCAATGACTTGTTAGCGCCGTAGGAGGCGAAGCGATGAACGAATGCCGGATTTGCGGGAAGCGTGATTGCGATGACGACTGCGAGGAATTGCAGGCGATTTACCGCGAGCAACAGCGCGAGAAGCTGCGCGACATTGATATTGATGAAATCACTTGCGACGTATGCGGCATGACTTACGGCCAGTACACACATGATCTGTGCCGCGAGTAAGGCGCTAACACCTGACATAAGCCGAAACCCGAAGGGTTTTCGGCTTGATGGAATTGTTAGGTTTCTGTGCTACGGAAATCCGACGAACGGTAGTTGCAATGACTAATTGTTGTGCCACAATAACAGTGCGCCAATGGGGCGCGACAGGAGTAGCGACATGACCACATTCATTGCCCGTGACCCGCTTTGCTCTAACGCCGAGCACGCGAAGTTCTTGCGGTCGCTGATCGCCAACGCGGAAAAGAATCTTGCGCTGCCGAACGTGCGCTATGGCAATGGCCGCATGAGCCATGACGTAGAGCGCGAAACACTCAACGGCGCGACAAGCGACCTGTACGACTTGATGCTCGAAGGCTACTACTTCGCCGATGGTCGGTTCGCTGGCTTCGAGCCGAGGGCCGCATGAAAAAGCCCGCCAAGAAGAAGCCGGGGCGGCCAGAGTTGCCGCCCGACGAGAGGCGCGAACGGACGATCCGCATTCGCGCCACGGAGGCCGAGGAAGCGAAGTTCAGTCGGATAGGCGGGGCGCTTTGGTTCCGGGCTGCATTGAAGCGCGCCAAAGAAACCTAACGCCTGAATTAAGCCGCGCCGCGAGGCGGCGTCGGCTTGAATGAATTGTTAGGCATCATTGCCTGACACACCAAGGAGACTGACATGCAAAACGATGCACTGGACGAAATG